ATTTCTGTTATTTTGGTAAAAGTGTTGGATTTCTGCGGTTTAGAGGGCTACGACCACTGTTTCCCAAAAACAGTATTCTACCGATTTTGGAGTGGTCGTAAAGCCTTATTTTACATCGCTTATTAAAGGTGGGTATAGGTTTTAGTGATTTGAATTGTATCAGATATATTTCAACTGTATCAGATATATTTGAACTTTCTCATTAAAAAAGACGAGAAAAAGACGAGAGAATTATTATTCATCTTTCGTGAACTTCTCACACATTCCAGCGTCAAGCATTTTTTGATTAATACTTTCTCCGCCGCTCATAACATCAGCTATGATAATGTTGTCCTCTATTCTAGTTTTTATAGAGAATTTTTCTGGTAAAATACTATCGAGATGAGCTTTTGCTTTATCACCAGCAATGCCAGTTGGAGCTTTTAAATTTAGAAGCTTTACTCGCATAGATTGAAGTGAAACATTAAAGCCAAGATCTATGAAACATTTTATTGTATCACCAGATACAACTCGAACTTTCATTGCTTTATAGATATACATTATTCGCTTTTCTGATCTGTTTCGATCTGAATTTTAATTTCTGTATCTTGTGGAATATCTGCATTAAGCATTATTCTTGAAGATCCACACGCCATTAAAAATATTGGCAGTGCAATAACTATTAAATATTTCATTTTAAACTCCTTATTTTAGTTGTTTTGTAAGTATAGAATTTCAGATATTTTCATTGCTGTAGCTTTTGTCGTTTTTAAATTTGCAACGCCATCTTGATAAGTTACAACCAATACTCCCCACGCATCATCTGTGGACATTATTGGACAAGCTATATTTGAAATTGATCGATCTAAAGATGTGCATTGACTTAAAACAAAATGACCAATGACATATTCATCGCCTTCCATAAAATATCCTGTTGGCAATAAATCTTCACTATTTCTTGGAAGCATCATTAAAGGAACAACATTTCTTGCATCAACCCAATCATATAACCAAACAGATTGTATCTCGCGATCAGATCTTAATAATTTATTTACAAGATCCTCAACTTCATCTTTCTTTTCTGGTTGCGCTTCAAATACTTCTATAATCGGAATATTTTGGTTATCTTCATCAGCAGTAAAATTGGTATATTGTTGAAAAGCTATATATGCGATTACAGCGACAACAATAAGACCAGTTATCTTCATTGCAAAAGCTGACCAGTTTTGCTCTGGGCTAATGATGCTTTTTATAATTTGAATTATTTTATCCATTATCTACTTATCTGATGTTCAGCTCCTCTATAAAAAACTGAACGGATAATCGCTCTAGTTTTTTTTATTTTTTTTATATTAGAATTACCTCGATAAATTTTATTATCTCCATTCGATATATCAAAAAGTGGTTTTCTAAATGTTTTTAAATTAGTTACATAAGTGTTTTCCATTATTTTTCCCCTATAGCTTCTGTTTCAAAATCGTATTTATAAACATCTGTATTTATTAATTCTGTTTCTACAAAACCGATTGCATTTTTTCTGTATTCTAAAACTTCTTCCATATTACTGAGATCTAAATATCCAATATAACTTTCTATTAGATCTCCATCTTCGTTATAAAAATAACCTTTTGTTTTTTCTAAACTCATCTTTTTAATTCCGTTACAGTTAATCCAGTGCCACCGAACACCCAGTATTGATCGGTAGTTTCTGTTGGTTCATATAAAAATAATCCGTATTTAGATCCTGTTGTTCCAGTTACGCCAGTAGCATCATCTAAGAATGATGAACTGAAAGATCCTTGTATGCCCTCAGTAGAGCTTTGTCCTGTTGCATCGCCAGTGCCTAAAAATACAGCATAGTTTCCAGATGCTGCTGCTTTAGTCCAAAAAGCGTTAGTTGGTAGTTTCTGTAAAACAATTGCATAAGCGTATTTTGCTGTTCCAATAGTTCTTTTACTTGCAAGCGCATTAGCATTTATTAAAAAGCCTGCTATCGAGCTGTCAATTGCTCCTAGAGTTATTTCAGACACCATATAACCATTAAATGTAGTGCTATCTGATCCAGTTCCATTTGCTGAATAAGTTATTGCATCCTGAGTAGTGCTTTCTGCATTAGAATTATAGGTAACAATAGATCCTGATATATTTGAAATAGCGTTCATAGTAACATCACCAGTTGCAATAGTGCTAAACTGAGCTGATACTTCCGAAGTGTAACCAGATGCTACACCACTTGTATTAACAGATCTTATTTTAAAATAATAAGTTTGGTTCAGCGATAAAGCATCTTCATAATTCCAGTCAAATTCTTGCGCTGTACTTGGCACTCCATCAATACTTGTTAAAAGTGAAAAACCAGATCCACTTGAAGTGCTGTAATAGATTTCAACACCTTTTAAATCTTTATCAGCTGGGTTAGTCCATTTAATAGTAATGGATAAAGGATCGCTTGTAGCGCTTGGAGAAGTAGGTACAGCTGGAGCTGTAGAATAAGTTGGTATGGTAATCTGGCTTGTAGCACTATATGCGCTATATTTTCCTGCCATCGTTCTTGCTCGAACCTTAACATCGTAAGTTTCACCAGATACAACAGGAGTTATGATAGTCTTTGTCATTTTCGAACCATCCGTCCACCAAAGTAAAAACTAACAGTGCTGCTTAATATCATATACGCTTCTTCTGAGAAGCTATCTCGGATCGCTTTTAATGTTTCATCTCCGTCTTGTATTGCGACTGCAACCTGACTAACTACAACTAAGCAAAATAGAGCGAACATTGTATAAGTGATGACTGGTCGAACCGATGCTGATAAGGATGCTACGAATTTTGAGTGATTTGCTTTTTGGATTGTTTCATCGTGAGCGTAAATTGATTTAGCTTGTTCAACCAGAGCTTGCTGCTCGGCTTCTTTTAATTTTAATGAACTTAATTCTTTAGCAAATTTGGCTTTTGTTTCCATCATCTGGATCTCTAATTTTGCTTTTTGTCGATTTTCTGCAAATTTTAATAAACTGGGTAGAAAAGAGCTTCCGAATCCGAGTGCCGATGAAAATAATACTGATAGCATGAAAAAATGTCCTTATAAATGAGTTCTAAAGTGTGTTGTAGATGTTTTATATACTAATTAATGTAATACATTAAAAGTTGCTGTATGACGCTTAAAACGCGTTCTGAGCTATTTTACGAAAAGAATACAATTTTAAGCAATAATATAAGCACTGCTGCCGTGCCGCTTATCATAATTGCTTCAATTCTCTTAATTCTTATTAAAGTCAGCTCGCTAGTCTTAGTACATTCCTTAATATGATCTTTTAAATGCGCTTCCAATACTGCCACCTTTTTATCTACCTCTGAAATTGTTGTTTTTGCCATTAATTACTATCCCTTAAAACTGATATTTCTGTAAAATTACTATCACTGGATTTTTTATAAGCCACATCGTATTCAACAACATGGCGATTATTTGTTGGATCGGTGATACTACACTCAACTCCGTCAAATAAAGTTCCATCTTCTGCTTTTTTAGTTGTAATTGCAGTTAGAGAAAAACTTGGAGCATCTACATTTTCTATTTTTGTAACTGTTGGAGCAGCTGTTTCTGGCATCGCTGTTTCATCAGTTGCTGCCCAGTCATAAACACTGCTTGATGTTTCTCTTAATGTTACATCAACGCCTAAAACCATCTCTCCATTTTCACCATTTGTTGTTCCAAATTTCCATGAAGCAACCTCAAATATTTTATTTTTAAAACCTAAACTTTTTTCTAAAGTTACATTTACCGTATCATTTGGCTCTAATGAAAATTGCGTTAATTTAAGCGGTAAAGTTAAAGTGTAATCTTGCAAGTTTTTATTCAAATATATTTTAGCTATTCTTTGAGCCATTGGAGAAGAATTTGTAAAAGGCAATGGCAATTGAGATTTAATTTCTTCACCAGCTGCTGTTATTGCAGCAGTGTTTTTTACTTCTGGATAATCTGCTGGTTGATAATTACTTTCTTGCGTTACAAAAATTCCAGAAACAGAATTAAATACTTCTCTGCGACTAGGTTTTGTAATTAAAGATATTGCTCCACGCAGATCTTCTTCTGTTATTGTTTGTGTTGGAGCAACCCATTCGCCCACTCTTAATTTATATTTACCATCAATGTAAGATAAGTTACCCACGCATGAGCTTAATAACATTTCAAGGTTATTTGATATTGTTGCTCCTGTATCTATAACACCATTACAAGCATATCTGTTTTCATAAGTAACTGGATCTGTATCTAATGCTACTTGTTCTTCGCAAGTGTTCGCAGCTGCCGTAAAAGATGTAGTATCTATTCTGGAAACTGGAACTCCTAATCCATAATCTGCATCTGTAAGATAGTCATAAATCACTAAAGCAGGATTATCACTCCAAGCAGTAGTGCTAGTTCTAAAATCTAAAATTTTTCGACCTTTAACAAGAGCAGTTACATTAGGAATACCGCTTGTAAAAACTTCTGGATCGTATGCCATCGCAAATGTTAAACACGCAATACCTTTAAACTGATCGCTGCTTGTAAGATCTGTATTACTATAAACTGTGCTATCTAAAGTTTGAGTAGTTGTACCAGTCATAGAACTTAAATTATAAAAGGTAAATCTTGCATTACTGTTTGGATAGTATCTTGATGGAGATGTTACTCTACCAGTAACAGAATCTATCGTTAATTCTTCATTATTTGCGTAAACCTTTTCAAAGCTATCAATTTCTTTGTAAGATAAAGCCGTTACCATATAAAGATGTTCTCTATTAGAAGCTACTCCGCTTGTTCCCTCGCTCATATAAAGAATAGTTCCACCTACTTTTGCTCGTCCATAAACTACTTTTCGCGATGCAATTGGACTACGCTGCATACTGCTTCTAGCCAGTAAAGAATTAAGATCCATTTTTGGCAGCAATGCTTTTCCTGCCATTAATAGTGGAACGCCAACTATAACAGTTTTAGCTGCCCAGATAGCTGCTTTAGCGGCAAAAGTACCAGATTTAACTGCTGCTGCTCCCACAAGCCATTCAGCAAATTTGGTAGCCAACATTGTAACAAATTCGCCCATCTTATCCTCTAATTCTTAAACTTCTAATGTTAAAAAAGTATTCTCCGCTTTCTACTGGAAAAGTAATCATTCCAGAACTACTTACTCCAATCAATTTTCCTTTATAATAAATTGTCGCAGAATATTTTGAAAAAGTCGTATCAGATGGATTGTTAACAAGAGCAATATCGCCATCTTTTAACTTATTTAAATTATTATGTTGCCGAAATCGGCTATCAAATATATCGATAAATTCTTTGTGCTTTTCGTGCTTTAAAACTTTTTTAGCTTGAGCTGCACTATTCCATTTTCTTATTTTTTTAAGATGGTTAATGCCTGTTACAGCTTCGACTGCTCCATTCGTAAAAGTCATACAGTCATTTTTTCCATATTCAAAATCTTCGTGTAATTTTTGTTCTATATAATTATCAAGCTTAGTCATTAAAATAATCTGCTTCCACCTTTCATAAAATCATCAACAATTTTATTAATTTCATCTTGTGTAGGTGGAGCAACTACATTTGGAACTGAACTAAATGGAACACCCCATAAAACTTCTTTTTCTTGTAATCCAGATACATATCTTAAACTTGTTTCAGTAGATCCATATTTAGCTTTTTGATCGTCCTCAGTGTATCTGGATATGCGTGTTCTTTGCATATCTATAAGTTGGTTTTCAACAGTAAGATCTATTCTTGATCCCTCACCACTTGTATTTATTGTCATCTGATCCATGCGACCAGTAAACAATTCATACGGCGTTAAAGTTAATTGACCATCAACTAAAACACCAAAATAAATTGATACGCTACGACCTTGATAATCATCCCGTAAGGCATTTGAAATGTAATCAACTGGAATACCAGATAAACTTAAAGTTAAGCCCTCTGCTGTTAATTTTTCGTTCTGGACAACATTTGTAATTTGTCCAAAATCGCCTAATCCTTTGTATGTTTCCGAGTCAATTGTTATATCTCCGAAGCCAGTCCATACCCTTGCTGGAGCATCGACAATATTTATCTTTCCACCCATTCCAGAGTGCGCACTACAATAGTAATACAGAGTATCTGGAGCGCCACCAGCAACAACAATTTGAGTTTGTGAGCTTGATGTTGTTACACCAGTTGTATATTCAGATCCGCCGCCATGAGTTCCATCACTTGTAGTTGATAATCTTAGAGGATGCGATGATACGCTGCTATCACTTGTATCAAAGATAATTGTGTTACCTCTGGCGATGGTTAATTCTTGTTGTTGATCTGTATTTATAAAATACTTATTGCCCTCACCAGTTGTTCCAACTGTAACTAAAAATGTGCGAGTAAAATCTCCAGAAAAATCCAATTTTACTGCAAAAAATGGTTCAACTTCATCAGCTGCAATCTGAGATCCAAATGTAATTGTACGAGCCATTATTTACCTTTGCACTGACACTTATTATTAGAATAAGAAATCTTTGAATCGTAGCTTTTAACACCACCGCATTTTTTACATTGGCGTTTAGCTTTTTTTGCTTTTTTGCGTTTACTTTTTTTACCAAAGTTTAATTTTTCACGGATCTTTTCTATCCAAGTGTATTTCATTCCGCGATGAGAACGCTTACCTTTTTTATTTTTATCTTTCATTATACTGCTTCTATTGCTGTAAAGCCTATTCCGTACATTGAAACGGTTGATACTTGCCATCGCATTTCATTTGATGCTAATCGGAATTTGCCTTTTGGATTGCTAACAGTGATTGTTTCACTGCCACTTAAAGCCACTCTTAATTGTGGAAAAATGTTAACAACTAATTCACCAGAACCATTGCTACTTGTATCGTCCAGAACTTTAAATAAGTTTGTTGAAGCTCCAGTACCAATACTAAAATAATCACCAGCTTTAAAATAGTCCGTAGCGCCTGCTGGAGCGCCTGTTATGTTCAAAGTATTACTCTGAGCAGTATGAGCGCCATTTACTACGGGAGTACCAGCAGCAGAAGCGCAGCTGCCGCGTGCTGTATTACCTAAAACATCTGGATTTATTAAAAAAGTGCCATAAGAACCTTTTAATTTTATCATAAAACTAATCCAGTATTCTGCATCTTCTCTTTTCATTGGTTTTGTTTGAATGTCAGCTTCCCAATATTCACCTGACCATTTATAGATCTGTGCTTGATTTGTAAATGGAGATGTAGAAACTCCTACTGTTGATTTAGCCATCATGTTTATTTGGGAAAAGCTTGTAGTATTTGGAATACTTAAAGGATATGTAATTGCCATTATAATTGACCTCGCAATTGACTATCTACCATTGCGCCTTTACTGACCTCTGCAATAGATGGCAGCAAGGATATAATTTCAGATCTAACGGTTGCGGCAACACCAGTAGAGATATTTATGTTTTGAACGATCGTTCCAGATCCGCCGAGTTTGTGGTTAGGTATAATACTTCCAGATTGATTTGGAACAAACATCTCCATACCAGCTTCACCTACCATATAAGGTTTACCCTTTTGTACAGATCCACCGTATTGCCTTTGTGGTGGAGCTGGTACTCCTATGCCGTCTAAAAACCCACCAAAAGCAGATGTAAATGGAGCGATTATCATTCTGTAGATAATCATTTTCATTGCTTCTTGAATTAATATTCTTCCAAGATCTTTTAAGCCCTCGCTTAATGTTTTTGTGCCTTTAATAATTGCATCAAAAGCAGCAACCATATTTGTTTCAATTTTTTGTGCAAATTCCATACCAAGAGCTTCAGTCTGTTTTAAGTTCTCTTGTACCGATGTTAAGCCTGTACTTAATCCGCTAAAAAATCCTTTTCCAGATCCCTGATTCCCTATTACTACTTCTTTATTTTGTAAATGTTCAATTCCCTCAAGTATTTCATGTTGCGTTGTCAGATCTTCATTTAATTGTTTAATTCGACCTTGCATTAAATGAGCATAAGGAGCTTTTTCTAACTCTCTTAATGCTTGCTCAATTTTCATTATTTCCGTGTAAGTTCTAATCCATGCCGCTCCTAATTCTTGATCTGTGGCATCCGCCATCGTTTCAATAGCTTTTTCCATAGGCGACATAAAGTGGTAGCGGAAACCTCTAGCCATTTCTGCAAATAATTTTGTTATTGCAAGTAATTCATCTCCAAAATTAATTAAAGCTGCTTTTAATTGAGTGTTAATAATTTGTGTTTGTAACGCTAACTCTGCATTTAAGTCTTTGGCTTGTTGTGTCATCCTTTCAGATAACACTGCTCCGCTGTTTAAACCTTTGTTAAATAGATCTCTTAATGCTTCACCACCCTCTTTTAATAGACCAACTAAAACAGCGCCCTCAGAGTCAAATGCTTTAAAGGCATAAAGTAATTGTTCTTGACTGCTTTCAGCATTAGCTACCGCGTCCGCATATTCAAACAATACCTCTTTAACACTTTTTATTCTTCCATCTGCATCTCTAGTTGAAATTCCAAGCTTTCTAAGAGTTCCTAAAAGCTCTCCAGTTCCCTGATCGGCTTCTCCGAGCCTACGACTAAACCGTTGTAACCCCATATCAAGAGTAGTTGCTTGTATTCCTGCAACTTGCTCGGCTATTATCCGAAATGATTGCAATGAATCTGTAGCTAAACCAATTTTATCAGCTGTAATTTGAAGCTGCGCTCCATAATTCACTGCATCTTTTGTAGCTTGAGCTAATCTCATAGCTCCAAATGAAGCAGCTAGACCAGTAATAGCTCCTTTTAAGCTAAACAAAGATTTAGATGCGCCAGATAAACCCTTTTTAAAGGATCTTAAAGCTGCTTTAGTTCTATCTTTAGCTGATAACTCATATTGTAGTTTTTGCGACATCTTTTATTCTCTGTTGTTCAATTTTATAAAAAGCTATCCAATGGATGAATTCTTCCATTGTCATATCTTTTATAACTTCGACTGGTTGGTGTAATCGATCCGCGAGTGCATATATTGATAACAAATGCGGATCGTTATTTAGTTTTTTTCCGCTTGCTCCAAAGAGTTAGCTTCAAATAATTTTTCTATAATTTTTGTAGAAAAATTCATTACGAAACCAACATCCATACCAAGCAGTTTTTGTTTATCGGCTTCATCAAATAGCTTTGTGCCACTTTCATCTTCCGCTTTTAAACAAATAAGATCCACCAGAGCTTTAAAGCTGGGAATATCTCCACTGCTTACAGCTTGGTAGAACTTTGGATGTAATTTGCGCAACCGCTCATCTTCTCGTACAGTTAATTTAGTAAAAAAGACAGTCAATGGATTTCCATCAACGCCTAAACCCTCAACATCAAAAGAAAATCTATCTTTTTCTTGTTGTAACGCTATTAAGCGATCGCCCAGAATACTCATTTACTAAACTGTAGATTGAGTAAGAGCGCCTGTACCTTGAATTGAAATAGTAGATGTCATCAAGCCGTTGGCTTCTTGGGTTGGTGAAATTCCAGTAACAAAACCAGAACCAGTGAAATATTTATCACCAGCAGTTGCTCCTTCATAATAGAAAGATGCTGCTACTGCACTTTGTGCGCCAGCAGGAACACCGCCAGCTGTTATGATTGCTGCTTGAGCAGTTGAATCGTCAGCGTCAAAAAATACATCGACACTGGCAGTCCAACCAACCATCACACTTTCATAAGTTTTTGTTGTTGCTCCAATAGCTGAACACTCGACAGTATCTTGAGTTACATCTATTGACCATGAGCTAACTTGAGCTATGTCATCTGAACCGATTTTTAAAACCGCTTCAACGCCTTTTGCATAAGCCATATTTAATCTCCATTGTAATTATAGTGGGTTGCTAGAATCTGTAAATTTAGTTAAATAATTTACAGTGTAAGTGAGTTTTGCTACGCCTACTGGCTTTTCTCCAAAACTCGTAAAATCAATTTCAGTGTTCATCAAGATTATTGATGCGCAGCTGTCGGTTAATGTTGGATCTGCTCCTATTGCTTCTTCTATTTGTTCACATATCGTGTCCAGAGTATCTTCTATCTGGTCGTTTTGCTCACAATAAGCTTCAATCACAACATCTAAATTTCTGTCTAAAGTATTACTTGTAATATTAGACATTTCAGAACTTTCAGCTTCTGCATAAACGCATAAAGCTGGTAAGTTGGCTTGAGTTAAATTGTATAATTTAGTGTCAAAAACATTTGAGCCAGTTAAGCCAAGCCCAGTTACATTTGTAACTATTTTTTCTCTAATAGTTTGTCGAGCATGAGCCATTAACTTTTCTGTAAATGAAGCAGGCTTATTCCTGTTCCATCCCTCTCAATTATTTTTATTTTATAAGTTGTATCAACATCATTTACTGGCAAAACCAAAGTATCATCGACCTTTGCTCCAGTAGGAATAGTGCTAGTTTTTATCGTAAATTGTGGTGATGATGTAGTTACTGGAACTCCGTAGTCATCCATAGCTGGATAATATTCATTAGAGAATATACCAGTAACCACATATTTATCACTCGACGCTGCTACTGTCCAAGTGGCATTAATAGCAAAATCATCTAAATCGATAAAAGCGTCATCTGCTAGATTAATCGTCATCGTTGTTATCTTCTAACGGTTGATCTGCTCGATAATTATTCATAAGCGGATCTTCAGTTTCAACAACAATATCACTATCAGCTGCTTCTGCTTTTTTTCTATCAATGAGTTTGTCTGCTGTAACGCCAGCTACATCTAGAACATCGCCTTTAAGATATTCTACTGCTCCAATCTGAGTATCTTCAAGAAGTCTTATTTTAGTCATCTTGTTTCCAGATCTTTTGTAGCTTTATCTTTTTTTGCTTTAGAATTTTTAGGTTCTGTAGCGATACCATTAGCGATTAAGTATTTGCCATCTCTGTCATTGACTTCTGCTGTTTTACCAGCTGCAACAAATTCTCCATCGATCCTAGTGTTTCTTAATAAAGTAATTTTCATTAGTTTTAATGGAGAGGATTGCTCCTCTCCATTCCCATTTACTGAGTTAGTTGTTAAGACCATTCTATGTTGATACGCAGAATGATACTGGATGTTTAACAGCAAAATCTACTGAGCTAAGAGCCACTAATCTTAGTGAACCGCTTGTGCTTAGTGAGAAACTATCACTATTGATTTCTAATCCACCCCATGTGGCAACAATAAATTCAGAAAAATCGCCTAAAATTACATTCCCAGCTGTTACCTGAGAAGAAATAAGAACGCGTTTTCCGTCAATAATGCCGTCAACATTGGCTACTGGAGATCCAGCGCCTTGAGTAGCTAGTGATTTTGTAGCTGCATTAATTGCTGGAGTAGTTATCCAGTAAACTGAATTGCTATCTAAAACTGCATTATCTGCATAAATAGCTGCTTCCATGTCAATTAGTTCGGCATAAGTTGGAGTTGCGCCTGCAAATGCAGTAGCGTTAACGCCTACAGTATTCTCTATGCCTAAAGGTTGACCGCCAGCTCCAGTGCCTGCAACAGATGCTAAATCCCATGCAACGCCCATAGCTCTAAGTAGGTTATTTCTAACCATTTGCTCTACAGAAAGCCCATCAGTGTTTTGCATAAGCGTTCTCGTAAGATCTGTATAACAACCATTAGTTTTTTCAGAAAGAGTTACAGTGTCGATCGTAGGATCTGAAGCTGCTACTGCTGCTCCCTCTGTAATCCAGTTTGAAGTGCTAAGTGCTGATACTCTTGGTATCGTTATGTTACCAGAATTATTGGAAAGCACTGTAGGTGAAGCCTGTAGAACTGTTGACCATGCACTTAAAGCATCGATCAAGTTGTTATATTGCTTGTCGTCAAATACTACACCAGCTGAGTTAGCTGTATTCATAGTTCTTTCTGACCATTTGTTAGTAACATCTTCTGGTACAAAGAAACCTGATGTTTGTTTTCCAGTTGCTTCGCCAAAAGCTCTTGATGCTTCTAGCTCAAAGCCTGCTTCATCTTCTGAAATATATCCAGCTTTTGCTTTAGCAGCTTTTACAATTGAGAAATCTCTTGCTTCTTTTTCAGTTAAACCAATTTCTTGAGTTTCAATTGGTTTGTTTTCAATTTCAGTTAATAGAACTGAACGGAAATCATCGATTGATGATCCCTCTGCCACTGCTTTTTCAGCAAGTGGAGTTTTGTTGTGGCGAGAAGCTAGTTTATAAATTTCACTAATTTCTTTATCGCGCTTTTTAACTGCATCAGTTGTAGCAACTCTAATTTGCTCATCAACATTTACAGTTTCTTGAGTATTATCTTCTTGTGTCATTTTGACCTCCGTATTTGATAATTTTTTAAATGATAAACTGCGACCAATACCAACGGTTTGATCCGCTGCCATGCTCACAATACTGACTTCATGTGGAGTAAATGATGCTCTAAAAACATCTTCCTCATAGTCGTCAGAATCGACTCTATCAAGCTTATCGATGGAATAACCTATCGATACTTGCGACCTGATACCGTCTATTATGTCATCATATACTTCTTGCGCGAGTGCAGATCTTCCAAATCTTACACTAGCATTTAGTCTGCCACGACTTTCATCAAGGGAAGTATTCTCGATAACGCCAATCTGCCTTTCAGCATCATGGTTTAACAATAAAGGAGCTTTATTGTTTAGGCGATTAAGATTGATGTCGTCGTTACGATGACTTAGGACTTCCAATCCGAAGCTTCTCATAACTGGTGATTCAGATGATATGCTCATATTAATAGTACGACTATCTGATTCATCCCTCTTAAATTCTAATGGAAAAACAGCATCGCGCATTTCGAGCTGTTCTTCTTCTTTTTCTTCTGATCTGGTTTCTTCTTCTTCATTGAGTCGAAGATCCGTTTCTTCATCTGGTTCAAAAACTACATCTAATTCTTCTATAATGTCGTTTTTTACTTCAATATCTTTTACGATTAATTCATCGTTATCTGTTTCATTACTCATTATTATTAATCTCCTGAGATGGTTCTTGATTTTCATCTTCGTTAAATGGCTCTCCAGTTTGTTGATTAAACTTTGTGCCATAAGGTTCATAAGCTAACTCAATGTTAAATTTATCTGCGAGAGCTTGCTGCGCATCTAATTCTGAGAAGTGTTGTGATAACTCTTTTCCAGATTGATTGAGTACATCTTGTATTGTTAATAAACCATTGCTTAATCCTAATTGATTACTCTGCATTTCTTTAAGAGGATCTACAGAGTGATAACCTCTTGAAGTAAATTCACATGGATTTGCAAATTTTTCATATTTATCAATTGGTAAATTGATATTACCAGTTGTCATTTCTTGCTCTAACCAAGCATGATAAACTGGCTTCGCAAAATGGTTAATTAAAAATGTCTGGAGCTGTTTAAATCCATCTCTTTCATCTAATAAACCCACTCTTGCGCTACTGTAACTTGTTTGTGTAAGATCATTTGATAGACTGGCATAAGATACACCTAAACCACTTGCAATTGTTCTTATCATAGCCTTATCAAAACTCTCTACAGAAGTATTTGGATGATTCCAGTTAGCAAATTCAATGTCTGTTCCATGTGGTAATACATCTATTGTAGCTGGCTCAAAATTCATTGCTGGCATATAGCCATCTTCGTCCAGATAACTTTCAGCTACATTATCTTCTCCAGTTGGAGTTCTTATAAAAGCCATTTTTGAAGCTGCTGCTTTTGAAGCAACTAATTCTGATAATCTAAAATCTTGTAACCACTTTATCGCAGTCATAGTAGAAGCTAATTTATATGGATAACCTCTAGTCTGACCGAACCTTTGTGGTTGAAAAATATGTAAAACATCATCTGCTGGTAATCGCGTTGATTTTGTTAATTGAGTATCTGGTACAGATAAAGCATAAGGATTATCAGTAAGCCAATATCCTAACGGTTTATCAGTTAGACTATCAACTTCAACACCCATTTTTATTTGTTTATTAGCAGATAGATCCTTACTTAATCTCGAATCTAAATAATCTGGCTCTAAGAATTTAAGTTTTAATCCCTCTCTTTGCCTTATAAGCTGAACAAATACTTCTCCATCCCTAATTAAACCCTCTAAAACCATGTTATAAATATCTAACATAGTGTATTTGCCGCTGACTTCTGGGTTAGTACAGAAATCATTATACCATCTGTATTCAATTTGATCGTTAGCAAAATCATCTAAAGTTCCATCACTATCTCTGGAATGAACCATAAGCTTGAAACCTTGTTGATTACCAACAACACCTTGCTTGATAACTTGAAAATATCTTTGAACAATTGGATTATTACGAGCTAGATCTCTAGTTCTATCTCTCATAGTTCCAAGATTTATAAGCTCAGAGTCTGGTGAAGATGAAGATGCTTTCCAGTCATTAAATAACCGTCCGCCATTAGTGCCTGTAAAATGCCTTTTGCTTTTTTTCTTTTGTTTTGTGAACCGATCCCAAAATGCCATAGCCTAAAATCCTGATTTAAAATTAAAGCGAACTGTTTGTCCTGTTTCTAAACCTCTCCGTGCGCGATTTTTTCTTTGCTCGGCTACTACTATTCTTTGATAGTAGTCTTTTGCGTCTATCAATTCTGATGGAGTAAGCTTTGTTATACTTCTTCCAGCAATAGAGTAACTGCTATCTACAAAAGATTTACCCTCTAACGCTGCTTTGATTTGCTCTAATACCTTTTCAGCATGAGTTCTAAGATCTTGTCCTGTATTTTGGAGATTAAAGTCTGGTAATACTTCAAGATTTCCCTCATAAACTATAAATCTATCTGCTCCGTAAGATACCCATCCTTGTCCGCTGTAGATGGATGGAGCAATGTCATCAGTATTTGTTTTTGCATAATCTATTTTATGTGTTTTGCCGTCAGCTGTAGCTGTAATGTTAAAAGAATAACGCCCTTTTGTTTCTCTAAAATAATAATTTAAAGCCCAATTATCTGCTGGATAATCCGAAAATTCTTTTTTCCATCGCCAAGTGCTGCCTGCATATACTTCAGTTGGCTCAACATAAACATAATCTTTTCCTAAGTCGCCTATTGTCATTTTGCCTGTACTCCTAAAGTAAATATGCGAACGAAAGTACGCGACTGATCCGTCGTTATCGTATTTTTCAGTTCGTAGTAGTAACCGTCCTTACCACCTGAGATAAAAGCTGTAGTAGTCGTTCCGCTAGTGCTATCAGATACTAAAGTTAAATCTGTTGATGATACCGCCCAAGTGCTTCCAGTTATACTTTCAGTAGAATTTATTACACTCGACCAGTTAAAAGCATAATCGAGAATCCCTGCGGAGCTTTTAGTGGCATCAACTTGAGATTGTAAGGCAACGGCGTTTGGTGATTTGACCATTGCTTTACTCCTTAACCACTAAGTGTCCACACTCCAGATGCGTTAATAGTTATTTGAAAGGTACTATTTGTACTTGAAACAGATCCACCGCCAGTATCAAGATCCACATAACACATAAGCGCATCAGATGCGTGTGTGTCATCATAAATCACTGCGTATTTAGCTGTAATTGAGACGGAACTCCCATAATTTAAATCGTCCGTGTCAAAAGTTACCGTACCGCCAGTTTCAGATACTGTATTATTTGTTAATGTAAAAGGACTGTAGTCCGAGTCAGTAACTAAATTTGTTAGATCTGATAAAGTAGAATGAGCTGCTGATGGTGTATAACCACTAGTAGTTAAAACTGCTTTAAAAGTATCTCCGTTCATATCAACATCAGCTTTCGCTAGATGCTCTTTGAAATCATTATAAAATGTCCATGATCCTGCTGCCATAATTAATCTCCTAAATTAAGCTGCTATAGTAATTGTGCGTTTATCGGTAACTAAAATATCTCTATCATCTTTGACTAAGATTAAGCCACCAGAGCCGCCACTTGTAGTTGTAACTGTAACGCTGTTACCAGTTAGTGTTAAAGTTCCTGTTCCTGCTGTAACATTCACTTCTATTTCTATTGAAGCTGACTGACCATTAAGAGTTAAAGTGCCAGCGCCTGTAAGAATTATATTATCGCCATCAACTATGGAAACTTGTTTCCCAGAAAGCGTTAAACTTCCTGTTGCAGGAAATGCAATTTCGTTTTCATTAAACTCTACTTGCTTTCCGCTTAGTGTTAGCGATCCAGCATTTAACGGTATGACATTGCCAGTTGCCGTTGTTGCTGATTGTCCGTTTATATTTAAGCTGCCATTGTTGGCAGTTGGGTTAACCCCAATCAGTAAGGTACAAGCCTTACCATCAATTGTTAATGTCGCTGTTCCTGCTGTAACATTTACTGGAACATCAAATGTAGGCGCAAATGTGTTTAGATTAAGACTGCCTGCGCCAGCTGTAACAACTTCTCCAGTATTCTCTGTAACCGTTTTACCAGATAAAGATAGAGATCCAGTATTTGCTGTTACATTTAAACCAGTGTTTTCAGTTGCACTCTTACCACTAAGAGTTAAAGATCCAGATCCTGCTTGAGCGTTTTGCCCTATAACTTCTGAAACTGATTTTCCAGAGATTGTTAAAGATCCTGCAAAGACTGGTATGCTATCGCCATCTATTACATTAGGAGCAAAAGTATTTAAACTTAATGTTCCTAATCCAGATGTAACTATATTTCCGTTAACCAGTGAAGCTGCTTTACCAGATAATGATAAAGATCCTGCTCCAGCAGTAACATTTACACCGCCTGCTATTGTTGCTGCTTTTCCAGAAAGTGTTAAAGCTGCAACATTTGGTGTTTCTACAGCTCCTGTATTTTCTGTAACTGATTTACCAGATAGAGTTAAGCTTCCAACACCAGCAGTTAGATTTACACCAGCTGCAATTGTTGAACTTTTACCAGATAAAGTTAAAGATCCTACGCCAGCTGTAACATCAACTGGTATTGCAACTGTACCCTCAGAAGAAAATGTATCTTCTGCATAGGTAGTAAACCCATAAGACATGATTTACTCCTATTGTGGTTCTTGTTCTATTCTTGGATCAACCCAATTCTCGTTTAA